CAATGATTTTATCCATGCTTCAGCTTGTTCCGCTGTTGCTGTTTCAACATCACCTGTCAAGGCAGACATTACTTCTCTACGAGCATCCGCATCAGTGATCGCTAGGTTAAGATACTCTTTTGCACTCTGGGTCATAAGATCTTGAACCATTTTAGCGCCTTGGATTGTAATCTCCCCATCTTTATCAACATACTGCTGTTTGATTCGTAGAACTTCCTCATTATTGGCTTTAACAAGTTCCATTACTTTCTGGGTTTCATCAGCTTTTTCATCAAGAATCTGACTAGCTTTTTCCTGAAGTTCAGTAGGTAATAAATCAACTGCTGTTTTGTAAGCTTCTAGTTTTTTCGTAAGGTCATTCTCGATAGTTGATCCTATTAATTGGAAGTTACTCACCATTGATGCGGTATCAGTATCAAAACCTTGCGCCATAAGATTAAATGTTCCTGATGCTTTATTTGTGTGATCCTGTACAGCTGATAGCGTAGTATCTGTAGCTTGCGTTACATCTTCTCCCCATCGTTGAACACGTTGACTAGAATTCCAAGCTTCTTCACCGAATAACTTCCAAGCGCCATACCCAACTGCAAGCAATCCACCAGCACCAACAATCAAAGGTAGCGCCCCAGCTAATCCCCCAGTACCTAAAGCTGTGGTTAGCGCCCCAACTCCTGCACTCCCGGCGGCGCCACTTGCAGCCGTACCAACACCTGTAACTGATGTTGCTAAGGTAGCTAGAGCTTTTTTCTCAGCAGATGCAGCTACAAGCTCCACAATTCCTGTAGATAATTTTCCCACACCTTTTGTAACTGATCCGATGGTAGAAATACCCCCACCGAGCAACTTGAGTGCTGGACCAGCTGCTGCTGCCATAAGGCCCCATTTGACAATATTATTTTGTGTAGCATCATCAAGTTCAGAAAATGAATTGACCATATCTGTGGCTTTTTCGATCCATGGTGTGACTAAAGGTAAAAGTTTTTCGCCAAACGTAATAGCCAAAACATTCAACGATTCTTTAAACCGAGCTACCTTATTTGCCGGTAGATCTTTCATCGATTCAGCGATTTTCTTAGTAGCACCACTAGCGCTTTCTGTTTCGCTGGTCAAGTTCCGTAGTGCATCACCGCCTTGGTTTACTAAGACGTTCATAGCGGATTGAGATTCTGTGCCGAATGCTAAGGCGATCGCTGACGTCCGTTGAGCGTCTGTCCATCCCTGAGTATTTGTTTTAATCTTATCCAGGATATCCGGTAGAGTAAGCGTACCTTCTTTAAAGGCATCTACGGAAATTCCTAATTGTTCAAATCCAGCAATGTTCTGATCAGAAGGTTTTAGCAAGCGTGTCAAAGCACCACGTAACGCTGTACCGGCTTTCTCGCCACCAATACCAGCATCGCTTAAAAGTCCGATAGCTGCCGCAGTTTCTTCAACAGACATATTTAAAGAATTGGCAACCGGCCCAACATAACTCATTGCTAATCCCAAGTCAGTAAAACCAGCTGAGGTAGCATTTGCTACGTAGGTTAAACTGTCTGTAACTCGAGTTGCATTTTGGACGGTCGTTTCATAATCTTTGCCTTTAAGGTTAAATTGACTGATAACCTCTGTAGATACATTCATTACATCATTAAAAGCATCCCCAGAAGCTTTAGTTGCATCTAATATGGCAGGCATTACACCCATAGTTTGGTTGGCATCATAGCCTTTCCTTACAACCTCAGCTAATCCTTGGTTGATCTCGGTAGTACTTACTCCGTAATCTTTCGCCCATTGTTTAGAGCTTTCGCCCATTTGCTCAAGTTGCTGTTTATATTCAGCCGTTATAGCTTGACCGTTTGTAAGTAATGGCCCGATTTCTCCAATTTGAGTTGTGAAATCACTTGCGGCTTTCGTTGCAACTGTAAAACCTGCTGCTACTGGCAATGTGATTGCTTTAGTTAATGTCGAACCGACTTTTGAAACAGAGTCACCAAACTTTTGAATTTTTTCACCTTGTTTGATATAGGCATCGCCATGCTGTTTTAGCCAACCGGTCACACCTTGTGTCTCAACTTGTAGTCTGGCCATCTGACCTGCGGTATTTTGTAACTGTAGTTTATAGTTAGCCAGTTTACCGTTAGCATCTTGTAATTGGTTAGCTAGCCGCTTTGTTGAATCTGTTGCTTTACCGTCAACAAATGAACCATCATAGGCTTTCTTGAGGGCGGTCACTTGATTTTCTTGTGCTTTGATAATCTGTGTTAAACCATCGTATCGAGTGCCTAATTTGCCAAGTTTGTTCCCTGCCAAGTCGGCAACTTTCATATTTGCTTGCATTTCTTTTGCTAGGTATTGTACTTGCTTTTTAGAATTAGCAACGCCTTTCCCAAAATCAGCATCATCCAAACCTAGCTTTATGACCATATTTCCTAATGGAGTTGCACCAGCCAAATCATCCGCCCCCTTTCACTATATCTGTCAACTGCTTAGTTTCTTTGCGTTTTTTTTTGTTCTTTTCTTTTGGCGTTTGTTT